GAATACTGATCATTTTCTAAAACAAAGTCAGAATATCCCTTATCATAATTAAATATAGAATCATTAAATATATTTTCAAATATATCTAATGGTCTATGTCCATTTCTTAGTGTTAATAGCATATTTTTTATGCCTCCTTTGTTTATATTTATATGCAAGATATATGCCAACTTTCTACAGAGACAAAAGAGCAGAATAGAGTCAAAATGACATAATATTAAATTTATTAATATTGACAAAATGGCACAGATTTTATTTTAAATTATTTTATGTGTATATATTTATATATGCCAATACCCCAAAAAAAGGATAAAGAAAAAGAAGGCGATTATATGGGTCGCTGTATGGAATTCATGAAAGATGAGAAATATCCTCAAAAACAAAAAGTAGCAATTTGTTTAAATACTTTTCGTGGCCCACAAAAGAAAGCTAAAGCAGAGATTGAAGTGGATATTAATAATAAAGAAATAAGCATTGAAGCGCGTGCTTCTAAATTTAAGATTTTAGAAATAGATATTACTGAAACAGAAGTTTACAAAAAAGCTAAAAACAATACTTAATTTAAAATTAGATTAAATTATTCATTTAGTATATAATATTATTAAATGAAAAGATATTGTCTTGATTGTGGATCCCCTACAGAATATAGTTTAAAAAAACCAGTATTTTGCGCCAATTGTGGTAATCCTTTTGAAAAGAATAACCAAGTTTCTCAACCAGTAGTCCAAAAAGTACAATTCCAAAAACCAACTATTGCGAAGAAAACATATTTACCAGAAGTAAATATTGAAGACGATCAAGATTTTGATCATGATGAAGAAGATGTTGCAAATACACCAATAATATCAAAAATTCAAGTTGAAACAGCTATAGAAACATCAAATCGAGGCGTTAAATTAAAAGATCTAATGGGAACAGGAGAAAATGTAAAAAGAAATAAAATAAAAACAAAAGGCAAAAAAACTTCAAAGAAACAAATATTAGAAGATTTTGCAAAAGAAGCTGGGTCTTTAAGAAAAAATAGAAAATAATTAATGAAGTCTTCGAAAGTAACTTTCGAAAGTAAAATTTCGGAGATAAATCAAGAAATTAGTAAAAGAAGGCACAAATGGAGCCTTACGACTCTTGCGTGGATGGATTTTAATGATGTTGCTCAAATATTGAGAATACATATTTATAAAAAATGGAGCATGTATAACCCCAAACAGCCCCTTGCTCCGTGGATAAATAGAATTGTTAGCAATCAAATCAAAAATCTTATAAGAAATAATTATGGAAATTACTCAAGACCATGCTTGAAATGTGCTGCGGCAGAAAACGAAGATGGATGTAATATTTATGTTACACAATGCAATAAATGTCCTTTATATGCAAAATGGGAAAAGAGTAAAAAATCTGCACATGATATTAAGCTCCCCGTAGCTTTAGAGAATCATACCCAAGAAGTTCATAATATTATTGAAGACGAAATTGATATAGAAAAAGCCGCCCAAAATATTCACTTAAAAATGCGTCAAGTATTGAAACCAATAGAATGGAAATTCTATGAATTTCATTATATACAACATAAATCAGAAGAAGATTCTGCGAAATATATGGGATACAAAACTAATGAAAAAAATCGCAAGATAGGCTATAAACAAGTTAAGAATCTTAAAAAAGCAATCATGATAAAAGTAAAAAAATATCTTTATAATGGAGATATAGATTTGGGATAATATGAGTGATAATTTACCAGAGCTAACAGAAGAACAACAATTAAAATTATTACAAGAATGGAATAATAGGCCTGACAATCCTCCGTCTTTAGTTGAGCTTGTTAAATTAGCTTTTAAAAGAGAAGATCTTGATGGAAGAAGCAAAGAAGGAAAAGCTGTTAAAAATTTTCTTGCTTCCAGACAGATTAAACCCAAGAAAAGTCACGAATATCAAGCTAAGGGATTAATTGAGCTGAGCGATGAGCAAAAAGAATACATTAGTAATAATTGCTCAACAATGACCGGATTAGAAATTGCCGAAATTCTTTTTAAAAACAATAAATTAACAAATCTTAGCCAAGAAACAAGAAGCGTTCTTGAATATATGAAAACAGTTCCAACTAACGTAAAATACTTAGACGCTCATAATCAGAACGTAGCGGTTGATGAGTATAAGCCTCCAAGAAGCGAAGAGAGAACAATAGCAAAAGTTAATAAATATATTCTTGACGGCATAGATAAAGAAAAAATTACTCCAAAACAAAAAAAAGAAATTAATTCTTTAATTGGCTATATTAATACTTTTAGATTTACTCATCAAATAAATCTTTATGATGATGAAAGAGATAGAGACTTATTTGAAAGTAGTTTTGTTAGATATACTCATGATAAAAGTGATTTAACTCAAGAAGAAGTAGATCAATATATAGTTCTTTCTACAGAAGTTGTTATATCATCTAACATTCAACAAACAATCAACGCCCTCCAAAATCAAATAGATTTAGCAATACAAGAAGATGGAAAAATACCTATGGCACTTGTTGAGGCAAGTAATACGGCAAGAAAGGAATACAATGATTGCGTTAATCGTCAACAAAGATTACTCAATGATTTAAAAGTTAAAAGAAGCGAAAGACTTAGCAAGCAAGTAAAAGAAAACGCTAGTATATTAAACCTTGTTGAAATGTGGAAACAAGAAGAATCTAGGCAAAAATTAATTAAAATGGCAGAGCTTAGAAAAAATGTTCTTAGAAAAGAAATTGAAAGACTTGGCACAATGGACGAGCTAAAATCAAAAATATTAGGTATATCTGAGGAAGATATTTTAAATGGATGAGCGTAATATGTAAAGTTGATGGCAAGGAATTTAAAGATGAAAAAAGTCTTCATCTTGCATTAAAAGGTTATGGTTTAAATAAAGTTAAATATTATCAAACTTATTATACCCGTAGAGATCTCTTAACAAATGAATTAATAAATTTTAAAACTAAGGAGCAATATCTTACTAGTGATTTTAATGACAAAAACAACATGAAAAAATGGTTAAAAGAACAACCCTTAGAGAAATCTCAAGAATATTGTAAAGAACTTTTAATAAAAAGAAAACAAAATAAAAAATTAACTTGTTCTCCAACTCAAGTTGAACTTAGAACTATTATGGCGCCTTCTATATTATTTTATAATAAGATTTTTAAAGATTATTACGATATTTGCTCTTCTATAGGATTAGAAAATAAATTTATTCATCCAAATTTTATCAATAATCAGTTTAAAAATAAATTAACTCAAAAGGATACTATATATGTTGATACAAGAGAACAAAGTTGGTTAAAATTTGATGTTCCCTTTGAGATTAAGACTCTCTTATTTGGAGATTATGCTTGCTCTAATGATAATTGCAATTGCTTTATTGAGAGAAAAAGTTTAAGCGACTTTATTAGCACGCTAAGCGTTAAGAACTATGATAGATTTAAAAATGAAATAAATAAAGCTTTAAATAATAATTCTTATATTATTGTTATGGTCGAAGAGACTCTCTCAAACGCTCTAAGTTTTCAATATTTGCCTCATATTAGCAAAAAAATTAAAGCAACCCCAGAATATATATTTCATAATGTTCGTGAACTTTTACAAAATTATAATAATTTACAATTTCTTTTTGTGGACGGAAGAAAAGAAATGACTAGAATTATTGAAGCTATTTTTAGTAGCAAATGTTTCTATAAAAAGATAGATCTTCAATTAGCTTATGATATGAAAATTTTATGATATATTGTCCAAATAAATATAAAAAAACTTATTCAGATATCAATAAAGAATTATCTGAATTAAAAGGTGTTATTAATGATAAAGAAGCAAAAATCACTTTAGCTAAATTTTTAAGATCAAACTTAGGATTTACCACAGAATTAATTAGTGGAATTAAACTGGCTCCTTATCAAGAGATTCATCTTAAAGCTTTATTAAATAGAAACTTTAATATGTGCATATGGGGAAGGGGTTGCGGAAAATCGTTTGTTGCCGCTGTATTTTGTTTTTTACAATGCGTATTTGAACCAAATACAAAAATATTAATTGCAGGACCTACTTTTAGAACTGCTAGATTTATTTTTAATAATTTAGAAAAAATCGTTGATAGTAAAGGGGGTGAATTATTAAAACAAGCTTTTGGTGCAAAAAGCAAAAGAAATGATCAATATGAATGGCAGGTAAATGGGGGAAGTATTGTAGCTATTCCATTAAGTGGTGAAAAGATTCGAGGATTTAGAGCTAATGTTCTTGTGCTTGACGAATTTTTTTTATTATCAGAAGATATAGTTAAAACTGTACTCATGCCATTTTTAGTTGCACCTCAGAATATGAAAGAGCGTATGGAAATAAGAGAAATTGAAAATAATCTTATCAAAGAAGGAGCCATGAAAGAGGAGGACAGAATGGTTTTCCCTAATAACAGCAAAATGATAGCTCTTTCATCTGCAAGTTATACTTTCGAGAATCTTTATAAAACTTATAATGAATGGACAGAAAAAATTTTTTCAAAAGATGAATATGAAGCGACATATTTTGTATCTCAATTAAGTTACGAAGCTCTTCCAGAAGAAATGATTGATAAAACAATTATTGAAGAAGCTCAAGCAGGTGGATCAAGTCATAGTAGTTTCCTTAGAGAGTATTGCGCTAGATTTATTGATGGTAGTGATAGTTATTTTAGTGCTAAAAAAATGGAAGAATGCACAATACCAAATGGTCAGGCTCCACATACTCTTATGAAAGGTTTAGCCAACAAAAAATATATTTTAGGAATTGACCCTAATATGAGCGATAGTCCTAATGCGGATTATTTTGCTATGGCAGTTATAGAGATTGATGACGAAACAAAAACAGGCACATTAGTTCATACATATGCAGGACTTGGAAATTTAAAAAATCATGTACAATATTTATATTATATAATGATTAATTTTAATATTGTATTTATGATACTTGATAACGCTGGCGCAGACGTATTTCTCTCTGCTTGTAATGAATCAGAGTTATTTAAGAATAATAATTTTAAAATTAATTCTTTTGAATTTAATTCAGATTTAGAAGGTTTAGATTATGATCAAGAGATAAAAAGAGCAAGAAATTCTTATAATTTAGAAAATAAAAAAATAGCTTTTAATCAAGTATTTACTAGTAGTTTTATAAGAAAATCTAATGAACATTTGCAAGCATCTATTGATTATAAGAAAATATGGTTTGCTAGCAAAACATGTGCGAATGATAGTTTTTTTGAAGGTCAATTTAATCAAAATATACCTATAGATCTCATGAAATCAGAAGAGAAGAAAGACTGGTCTACTTTAGATTTTATAGAGAATCAAGATGATTTTATCTATCAAACAAAAAAACAATGCACTCTTATAGAACACTCTTCTACCTCAAGAGGTACTCAATCATTTGATTTACCCCAACATCTTAAAAGAAGCTCATCCGTTAATAAAGCTAGAAAAGATAATTATTCTGCACTTTTATTAGCAAATTGGGGTTTAAAGTGTTATAATGATATAATAAATGCGCCAAAAGACGACATATCTAGCACTTTTGCTCCGATAATGATAAAATAGGTGTAATATTTTATTTAAATGAATAAAAAATCTAAAAAGACAGAAGAAATTAAGGCTTCAATAGCTGTAGCCGCACCATTAATGGTATATGGTAATGATATTAATAGGCCAAATATTAAAATATCCGAAATAAAAGCTGCCGCAAATACATCTAGAAGAAATGCTGCGTCTTCTATAGAAAAAACTAATAGATTTACTAATATTGACACTGGATTAATACCGTTCAGATATTCTACCTATGTTAAAAACTTTTCGACTTTAGACGTAAGAGATGCTATTATTCTTTGCCAAAAAGCTTATTATAATGTTGCAATTTTTAGAAATACAATAGACCTAATGACTGAGTTTTCTAGTAGCCCAATATACTTAAGTGGCGGAAGTCAAAAAGCTAAAGAATTTTTTGAAGCCTATTTTAAAAAAATAAACCTTGCTAGTTTTCAAGATCAATTTTTTCGTGAATATTATCGGAGCGGGAATGTATTCATATATAGATTTGATACCTCTTTGAATCCCGAACAACTGCTTAGAGTTACTCAGACGTTTGGATCAAAGCTAAAATCTTTGCCTCAGGATGGATCAGTAAAACTTCCTGCTAGATATACTGTAATTAATCCGGCGGATGTTTATGTCGGGGGAACAGTAAATTATTCATTCAATATTTATTACAAACTTCTTAGCGATTATGAGTTGGAAAAATTAAGAGATCCCAAAACTGAGGAGGATAAAGAAGTCTACGATTCATTACCACAAAACATAAAAGATCAAATCAGGAGCAAGAGTAATTCTCATATACTGCTTCCGCTAGATGCGAAAAGGCTTGCTGCGGTCTTTTATAAAAAACAAGACTATGAGCCTCTTTCAATTCCTATGGGATTTCCAGTCCTTGATGATATTAATTGGAAATTAGAAATGAAAAAAATGGACATGGCCGTAACAAGAACAATGCAGCAAGCAGTCCTCTTGGTAACGATGGGTACAGATCCCGATAAGGGAGGGGTAAATCAGAAAAATTTACAGGCTATGCAAACCCTTTTTGAAAACCAAAGTGTTGGTAGAGTGCTTATAGCAGACTATACAACTAAAGCGCAATTTGTAATTCCAGACATTGGAAATTTGATTGGACCTCAGAAATATGAAGTTGTTGACAGAGATATTCAAATTGGTTTAAATAATGTACTTATTGGTAGTGAAAAATTTGCTAATCAAAGTATTAAAGTTCAAGTTTTTGTCGAAAGACTAAAACAAGCTCGCGAAGTATTCATTAATGAATTTTTAGTACCAGAGATTCGCAGAATGAGTAAAGATCTTGGTTTTAAGAATTTTCCAACTCCATCTTTTGAAGAAATGAATCTTAAAGATGATGTTCAATATTCTAGGATATTTAATAGATTAATTGAGCTTGGAGTTCTTACCCCAGAAGAAGGTCTTCAAGCTATTGATAGTGGTAGACTTCCAACAAATCAAGAATCAGTCGAATCTCAGCTTAAATTTAAGCAACTTAAAGATCAAGGATTGTATCAACCAATTATTGGTGGCGGAGCAGCTCAGGTTGGCAGACCATCTGGATCAACGGGAATTCCTCAATCAACAAAAAATATATCTCCAATAGGTGTAAATGCTAATTTTTCTGTAACTAAAATAAAAGAAAATATATTAGCCAGCCAAGATCTAGAAGAAGAAGTAAAACTTGCTGTAAGAAAGAAATTTAATGTTAAAAAATTAAGTAATCAACAAAAAGAAGATGCTGAAAAAATCTCTGAAATTATTATAGCCAATGAATTGCCAGAAAATTGGAAATCTAAAATTGAAGAATATCTAGAAAAACCTTTTGATCAAAATCAAGATCAAGTTATAAACATTGAAAAAATAGCCTTAGAACATCAAGTGACAAATTATCTAGCAAGTTTATTGTATCATAGTAAGAATTAATAAGGTTATTTTTTTATTAACTTTTAATATTTCTTGTGTAATAATTTTAAATGCGCACATTTAATGGCTTACAAATATTTACACAACAGCTAACTAATTCTGGTCAATTAGATCAAAGATATGTCACGTTAAATACCGAGCAGCGTATAACTGGTAGAAAAATAATAGCTAATTCTTTAATTTATAATCCTAATTATATTCCTTCTGGGGCAAATTCTCCAGGAGTGAGTGGCCAAATATCTTTTAATGGAAAATTTGATTATATGTTGATTTGTGTTAGTGGAGATGGTGTAAATGGTTTGTGGAGAGGAATACCATTGGTAAACAATTGGGAATTCCCTGCAGAAGGTAACTAAAATGTCAATTTATAATCGAGTTTTAACACTACAAAAAGTTCCACAAGGAGGTTTTGCGTACGTTAATGGTACACAAGGCATACCTTTGAATAGCGGTATGCAGTTCTATATTGACAGTGTTAATACTGGGTTTTTCCCTCCAATTTCACCCTTTTCAACTGATCCGAATAAATATAGAAAGCAGAAATGGTTAAGTATTGGTCTAGAAGGAAATTCATTTAGGCGATATATTAACGAAAATATACATTTAAATGGTATTCCCTCTGGTCTTGAGCCTGGACATTTTGTCTATTTTACAATCGAGCCAAAAAGCAGTCTTTTAGAACAAGGAGCAGGAACTCAAAATCCTAGAAATTTAAGATATATCTCCTCGCTAAGAGCAAAGCCATATATGGTTGTTCAAAACGACGCAAATAGAGACAATAGCTACGAAAAAACACCCTCTAATTTATTTACTGGAGTATCTGGAAATAATAACTTTGTAAAATTTCATCCTCAAAGTAGATATAAAGATTTAGCGCTACAATCGCTCAGATTCCATCCAGTAATTGGTAATGGCTATGCAAATTATGCTTTGCGAAGCGGGGCAGCTATAAGCATTCAACCTAAAAATCATCATCTTGAGACATTTATTGAAATTAATGTATTAAGTGGAAGCAGGGTAAATTACGGAAACCGCAGCAGAAATTTTATTAATAATCTTAATTTTAATTCCCTTGCGAGTGGACCAAGTTTAAAAGTAATTGAAGCTTCAGAAACTTTAGCAAATGGAATTTATGTAGCAAATACTTCCAACGCTCATTTTTACGTTAATGAAAATAATTATAGAATAATTAGTGGAAATAATAATGTTTGGACTTTACTTAAACCATCGTCTGGTATTGGTTATGAAGTCCCAGCGATGAGCTCATCTTTTAATTTAAATGCATACACACCTTTATATAGAACATCTGGATCAAATACTCATTTTCCTAATAGCCATAAAGAGCATTTATCAACAAAACAAGTTGAACATCCTTCTGTTGGATGGTTTAAAATAAGTAATCCAAACGAAAATATAAATGTTTCTAGATTAGTTACACATGATTTAATAACATCGAGCCAGGGTAGAATAGGAGGTTTTGCTTATTCTGCTCAGACTAATCGTTTAGGTTACGTTTATCATGCATATAATAATTTTGGTGGTATTAATACAGCAACAGGCTCTTATCTAGAAGTTTCTGTAACAACTGGAGTAAACCGCAAATTTAGTTTTGATACTGAACCAAAGTTTATAAAAGTTAATTCTTCTGGAGTATATACGTATATTACTCCAAGGCTACCAGCTAACAGCAACCAAACTTTTTCATATTTTGCTCCTAATTTTATATATGATAACCACGGATATAACTCATTTCCTGGAGATACAGTTGCAGATTATGTTTTAGGAGACGCAATTTTATCAAAACAGAGAATTAATTTTAAAAAATCACTCTCACCTAATTTACATCAAGCTAAAAAAGTAAATTTAAAATTAAAATTTCAAAGAGATGATAAGGCTAAAAATGAAGAAATAAAAGTTATTAAAAATATTTTTCCAGTTCAAGAAAAAGATTATATTGGATTCGAAAGAGTTGTAGAATTTTATGATGAAAAAGATAATGATACATACCTTTCGACCCCGTTTTTCTCATTAACAGGAAAAGATTATAGTTTTGAGCAAAAAGAATTATTTATCTATAGATCTAGACCAGACATGAATAGTTCTACATCGCAAAACGTAATGAAATGGTAAAATATGAAATTATTTTTATATAGCTCCAATAACGTGACCACTTCTGGGATGCCCCCGCATCTGAGAGGGAGTCTAGAGAGTCAAGCTAATTGCTTGAAAAGGCAAATAACACACTCATGTGATTTCCCTAAACCCTCTACAGGGTATAGGGGGGTCACGTTATTGGAGGGAGTAGATAAAAAGGTAAAATATGAACGAAAGAATTAATTTAAAATATTTAAATTTAGATAATAAACTTTTAAAAGTTGTAGGAAATGATTTATATTTTAATGATCAAAAGATCAATGGCAATGTCCTTTTGGTTCCCCCCCCAACAAGCCCAACGTCTAACGGCACGGATGGCGCTATAGCTTATGATTCTAACTATTTCTATGTATGTATTGCAACGAATAGATGGCTTAGAGTTGCGCTGGCCACATGGTAAACATTTAAATTAAAATAAAAGTGTAATCCTAATTAAGGATTAAGGTAAATGGGCATAAATAGAGTAATTTATAATACGCAAGGACTATTCGTAGCTCCACGTTCGGGAGAGCAATCGATTGGAAGAGATTATTTTTTACTTAATCATAGGATTTTAAAAAGAATTGAAAAACTTCAAAGTTTTAATTATTCTATACAAAAAAATGAATTAAATGCTCAAGGTTTTGGTCAAAAACAGAATATATTTCGTGGTCAAGGACTGGCGCCAGAAGTTTCTTTTAATTTTTCTTATATTCCAGACGGAGTTACAAATGAAAATAGATTAGATTTTGATGTTAATCATTTTTCTGGTATATATTTACCAATGTTTTCTGGAATCTGCTCAAATAATCAAAGTTTAAATAACAGAGATTTTTATCTTGTAGTAAATAAAAATAATAATGATATTTTTTCTGATAATGCAACTTTTAATAATTCAATAGTAAACCCATCAAATGTTACTCAAATTATTAATACCAATTCAAGAAATTATGATCTTATTCATTTTCAAGATTGTTATCTTAATGAATATTCTTTTGATGTTAGTGTTGGAGATTTACCGGCAGTAAATCAAAGCTATATCGCAGATAATATGATTTTTTATATAAGTGGATCTGGAATAAGATATTCTTATTTAGATTTAAGATCTGGAATCAATATACAAAATCATGAAAATATAATTGTACCAAAAAATTTAAATTATAATCAAACATCAATTAGTGGCCAAAACATTTTATTCCCAGGAGATGCAAATGTTTCATTTTATACATCAAATACAACAGGAGTTTTATTTTATACAGATACAATTCAAAATTTAAATTTTAATATTGGATTTAATAGAAAACCATATCGTTCAATTAATTACAAATTACCACTTTTGCGTAAAATAGAATTTCCAATTAATGGAGTTTTAAATACTAGTTTTATTGTTGATCAAACACTTTCTGGTTCATTCTTAGACGCACTGAATCAAAATGATGATTATAATATTGTAGTTAATTTTAATTCTAATAAAGCAGGGGTGGATAAAACAAGGTTTATTTTTAGCGGTTGTAAATTTAATAATATTACCTATGATTCTTCTGTAGGCAGCAATAAAACAGCTAGTTTAAGTTTTAATTTTGATTTAGATCCAGATTTTGGTAGAAGAGGAATATTTGCTAGCGGAAATGTATTATATGGAATTTTAAATAATCAAAAGAAAGTATTGATATTTTAAAAATTAATATATATAATAATAGTGTAATATATTATGAAAAATATGCTATCTAAATTATTTGGCCCAAACTGGAGATCCTCAACATCAGGAATAGTAACAGTTGTAGCAGTGTGCACCGCTTTAGCTATTCATGGTGATAATTCTCTTGTTGCATTTCTTCCAGACAAAGCAGAAGAATATATTATTGGGTTTTCTAAATTAATCGCTGTTGTAAGCGGAATAGTTTTTGCATTGACTG